TCGATTTACGCTCTAAAGCGTTAATCATTTCTGTTAAAGACCTGCTCTCAGTTATGCTTATCATCATTTATTCTCCTTTATAACAATCATTCCATAAATTCCAGGTTGGACAGCTTGCGCGGCGGTTAAATAATTAGCATTAAATTCGCCGTGCACGTAAACTGTTACACGTTTATCGGCATTTGCAACAACATCGTTTGCTAAGACACCGTAAAGCACTTCTGTTCCGTCGCTTTTGGTTGTGTCCCAAATTTTTAGTTTGCCAGTAGTGCTATCTTTTCCTAAACACGTGCCACGCTTCAATTCAGTTCCAGCATTCGCNACCACGCCGAACATCTCAACTGGCGGGTGCGAACCTGCAAACAACTCATCACGCTCGATTTCTGTTGTAGCATACATTACTTATACTCCTTTTTTAGTTCNTTAATTAANGTCGAAATTTTATTTTGTTTGTCGATATTGGCTTCGTCTTTTTTAGCAAATTCGCTAAATTCTACTTGTTTCGGCATTGTTTTAAAAAATTCGTTTAGCAAATCTTCTGCACTGTAATCCTTGTCGTTAAATTGTAATCTTTTGCCACCAATCGCTTGGTAAATTGTTTTAACGGCTGCACGCTGTGCAGGTAACAAAACGCCATCCCTAACTTTTGCATCAAAGAATTCGTTAAATTTTAGGTCGTTTACCTGTTTTTGCAACTCGTTCAGTTTTTTAATCAACTCGGGGTCTTGCTTTTGTTGGTCTTCCTTTTGTTCAGCAAAAGCCTCGGTCTCTTCGTCGGGCGTTTCTGTTTCTTCGGCTTCTTCAGTTTCTTCTGCTATCGATTTTAGAAACTCCTCTTTTAGCGGTTGCACTCGCTCCGAAACTTGTGCAACTGCGTCAGTTCCAAACAGTTCGCCGATAACAGCAAGAACATTAGTCATAAACTGCTCGAAAGCATCGATGAAATTGTTTTCCATATACTCCTCGTATTTATTGCATTCCAAAAAACAGTAAGCAAATTCAGCAAATCTAACAGGTTTTAAACCTTTAACAGCGGGCGGGACTGCTCCCAAAAACCCAACGTGTCGCAAAAGCAAATTATCGTAAAACGCCACGGAAATTTTTTCATAGCGACGTTTTTTAACTAAATCGATAAAGTTTTCATCAAGGTCAACAATTTCAGCAAGTAGCTTGTTCCCTTTACGTTTTAACTGTTTCACCCACCCATAAGCGGGTGCATCGTTTTCGGGGTGTCCGATAACAACGGGGGCTTCGTGTTTTTCTTCAGGCGGTTGGTTGTTATACAACTCCACAATTGTATCTAAATCGTTCACAGTCCAAACTCTTGTTTCGCCTGCGCTGTCGGTATGTTCGCCTGTTTTAAAAACCTCTATCCACATAGGAACCCGTTTTTTTCTTCAAATCTACAAAAAAAACCGCCACGAAGAAAAAGAAAGTTATCAACATTTTTTGCTGTATTCAAAAAAAACGCAATAAACGGCTTTTAAGGGGTTTTTTTGGCTGGGGGGTATAAATATACTTCTACGACCCAAAAAACGCAATAGCGGGCTTTTAAAAGCGAAATTTGGGTATTTCCTTTTCGCCGACGAAACGAAATTTGTTTTTGCTTTTTTCCCTCCTGGCGAAAAAATCTTTGCCTTTAATGTACAATGTACAGTGTACATATATAAATAAAGAAATAAATAAATAAATAAATAAATAAAATAGATGCATTGCACAAGTGCATAAATTTTGCATAGTGTTTTGCATAAGTTTTGCATACCATTTTGCATACCATTTTGCATAACTTTTGCATTGCATATGCAATGCAAATGCAATGCAAAAGTGCATAACATTGTGCAATGCATCTGCTATGCACAACTTTTAGTTTAAACTAAATTTAAAAAATTAATTCGCCAGACAGGAAAATTTCTATTCTGGCGATTTTACAATGCCTCTATTTCGCTCATATTTCGTTTCTACGGTGTTTTTTTACTTGGGGTCGTATTTTCTATCGTCTAACGAAGAAAAACGCCGTATAAACGATTTACGTGCGTTTTAAAACAAATCTAATATAATTCGAAAACTTTTTTCCTCGTGGCGAAAAAAATTTGTTTTATTACAAAACTTTTGTTATATTCGAGAATACGAAATAAAGGGCTTTTTTTAAGGAAAATATTATGGCAAAAGAAAAACAGATTACCATTGCAGACTTGCAATTCGATGACAAGAACCCAAACCGCCACACGCAAAAAGGTTTGCGTCTGCTGGAAAAATCGCTCCAACGGCTTGGAGCAGGACGGTCTATTGTTTTGGACAAAAATAATCGCATTATTTGCGGTAACGGCGTTGTAGAAGTTGCTGGTCAAATCGGACTTGAAAAGGTTCGAGTTGTTGAGACGACTGGCGATGAAATTGTTGCTGTTAAACGGGTAGATTTGTCGTTGGATGACGCAAAAGCCCGTGAGCTTGCCATCGCTGACAATCAAACGGCTAAAGTCGGCATTGAGTTCGATTTCGACGTGCTTGACGATTTGTCGAAGGAGTTTAACTTGGATTTTGTAGGCGAATGGGAGTTGCCGATGGAGATAGAGCTTTCAGACGAAGAATTAAATACATTTTTTCAAGCTCAAGATGCAAGTGAAAAAGAAGACAAGCACAAAATAGTATTAGAGTACACAGCAGAAGAATACGAGCTTGTAAAAACCGAATTGTTAAAGCACGGGAAAACCTACGAACAAGCAGTATGGAGGTTGTTAGGATTATGACATTGACAAATAAAGATAACAACGCACGAAAACTTGAAAAAGTAAATTTACTTGAAAGTTTTTATTATATAAGAGGCTCGACTATGCCTTTGATAAAAAAAGTTAAATCGTTTATGTTGGATAGCGGTGCGTTTTCTTTTATGCAAAACAAAAGTCTAAAACAAGATTGGAATTCTTACACAGATAGATACATTGAATTTATCAATGAACATCAAATTGACTTATTCTTTGAATTGGATATTGATTGCATAATTGGCTATGATAATGTTCGCAAACTTAGAAATAAGATTGAAGCAAAAACGGGTAAACAACCTATCCCTGTTTGGCATCGAAGCCGAGGCAAAGATGATTTTATTGCAATGTGTAAAGATTATAAATACGTAGCCATCGGCGGGATTGTTAGCAAGGAAATAAAACCGAACGAATACAAATATTTAAATTTTTTATGCGATATTGCGCACGAAAATGGAGCAAAAATACACGGTTTAGGTTTTACAGGTGCAGATTTAGAGAAATACAGATTTGACAGCGTTGATTCAACTGCTTGGNTTTACGGAAATAGANNTGGATNTGTATATAAGTTCAATGGCGAAAAGATGGTAAAAATATACAAGCCAGAAGGAACAAAACTAAATTCAAGGGAAGTTCGAGCGCATAACTTTTGGGAGTGGGTTAAATATTCAGAATACTTAGAGAAAACTGCTCTTTTTTTGGCAGGGCAAAAAGATAAGGGGNTGTTATGTTAATAATTTATAGTGGTGGTTTAGATTCGACAACATTGTTATATGAGTATCGAGATAAAATTAAATTAGCATTAAGTTTTGATTATGGTTCAAAACACAACAAACGGGAATTAATGTTTGCAAAATATCATTGCAGAAAGTTAAAGATTGAGCATATAATAATCAAATTAGATTTTATTAATAAATATTTTAATTCAAATTTGTTAAAGAGCGGAGGCGAAATACCGAACGGTTGTTACTCGGAGCCCGATATGAAAAAAACAGTAGTGCCATTTAGAAACGGCATTATGACCAGCATTGCAATCGGTATTGCAGAGTCAAGAGGCATCGCAAAGGTATTAATTGCAAATCACAGCGGTGACCACGCAATTTATCCAGATTGCAGAAACACATTTATTCACGCAATAAACGAAGCAGCGGCGTATGGAACCTATAATAATGTGAATGTATTAAGTCCCTATGTTAATTTAACTAAACGTGATATTGCATTAATCGGACGTGACTTAAAAATCGACTACAGCAAGACTTGGAGTTGCTACAAAGGGCAAGATATACACTGTGGAGTTTGTGCAACCTGCTTAGAACGTAAAGAAGCATTAAATGGCTTTGACAATACTATTTATAAGGAGTAGCTATGATTATAGCAAAATGTTTCGAATTTGAAGCAGCACACCAACTTCCAGACCAGGAATGTTATGGTGCTTGCAGTAATTTACACGGACATACTTACAAACTCATCATTGAAGTCGAAGGACAAATTAACGAATACGGCTGGGTAATGAATTTTAAAGATTTAAAAACTATTGTCAAGACAAAGGTTGTAGATGTTTTAGACCATTCTTTTATTAACGATATCATTCCTTTATCTACGGCAGAAAACATAATTCTCTGGATTGAACAACAAATTAAAGCTGATATTGAGCAATATGCAAAATTAAAATCAATTGTTTTATTTGAAACAAGTAATAGCTATGCAAAAATTACTTATTAAAGAAATATTTCATTCGCTTCAAGGCGAAGGTGGGCGTGCAGGCGAAAACTCGATTTTTATTCGTTTGGCTAATTGCAATCTTAATTGCTGGTTTTGTGATACCAATTGGAATGATGGCGAACCGCTTACTTTAGAAGAAATATACGAAAAAATAAAGAATTACAAAAGTAAATGGATTGTTTGGACAGGNGGAGANCCNTCNCTACAGCTTACAAGCGAAATAGTNNATTACTTCAAGGCTTTTGGCTTTAAGCAAGCTATAGAAACAAACGGCACTAATCCTGTTCCTTCTAATTTGGATTATATTGTTTGTTCACCAAAAGTAAGTGTTCATATCCTTAAACAAAATTTTCCAAACGGTTTAGACGAAATACGTATACCCGTTCAAAAAAATCAACCAATCCCACCTATTGATTTACTTCCTCCATCTAAACATTATTATTTAAGCCCTGTATTTTTAGGCAAAGAAAAAGAACGGTTTGATATTAATATAAACAACCTAAATTATTGCATAAACTATATATTGGAGTATCCAGAATGGAAGCTAAGCATACAACAACACAAGATTTGGAATGTGCGGTAGCAACAATTATCAAGCACTTCGACGACCCAAATCGTGAGGGATTACAAGATACACCTAAAAGGGTTGTCAAAGCGTTTTACGAAATTTTAACAGCGGAGGAGCCGAAAATCACTGTTTTTGGTTCACAAGGCTATGACCAAATGATAAGCGATAAAGGTATAAAATATTACACATTATGCGAACATCATTTATTGCCGTTTTTTGGCGAAGTTAAAATTGCTTACATTCCCGATAAACATATAATTGGTTTAAGTAAATTAGCAAGGATTGTAGAGTATTTTTCAAAAAGGCTTAATACACAAGAATATTTTACAAACAATATAGCCAATTATTTAGAAGATAAACTTAAGCCACGTGGCTTGGGAGTATTAGTTACAGGTAGGCATTTGTGCAAAGAAATGAGAGGAGTTAAAAAAGAAGGTATAATGACTACCATAGCTCTTCGGGGTTTGTTTTTAGAGCAAAAAGTAAAGGAAGAGTTTTTAAACATTTAATTTTTGTTATTGGTTTTTTTAACACGGGAAAAAAGAAAAATGCCAGTTAGACCTAAATTTACGAAGCAGCAGGTGGAAGATGCGCTTATAAAAGCTAAAGGTTTAGTTAGCNTTGCAGCATCACATCTCGGATGCGACCCTCGCACCGTTCGCAATTACTTTAAACGTTATCCAACGCTTAAAGAGTTGTGTNACGAACAAANAGAAGCNCTTTTAGACTTCACCGAAAAAAAGCTTCTCGAAAAAATAGCGGAAGGGAATTTAACAGCCATTATTTTCTTTTTGAAGACACAAGGACGTTCACGTGGCTATTACGAAAAGATTGAAACAAATACGAGTTTCAGTATCGATANAAACGATATTCCTAAAGATGTTTTAGATAAGCTAACGTATGTCGAAACCAGCAAACATACCGAGTAATATAGCCAAAATCTATACGTTAAACAATTATTCAACGCCGTATCATATACAGGTGTTGGAAAAGAGCGTATTGCGGACGATTTTCACAGACAACGGTCGGCTAATAGTAACAATGCCACCACGACACGGCAAAAGTGAGTATATATCTAAATTTTTGCCAGCGTGGTATTTGTTAAACTTTCCAGAAAAACGTGTAATTTTAACGAGCTACGAAGCCTCTTTTGCATTTGATTGGTGCTTCAAAGCACGAGAAGTGTATCAGCACTTACGTCCTTTCTTTAATGCTCCAAATCTTAAAGTCGAACGGATGAATTATTGGCTAACAGAGCAAAACGGCTCGATGAACGCAATTGGTGCTGGTGGGGCGATAACAGGTAAAGGGGCGGATTTACTTATAATCGATGACCCAATTAAGAATGCGGAGCAGGCTTTAAGTAGCGGACAGCGTGAGAAACTGTGGGAATGGTTTAATGCGGTGGCTTTAACACGGTTGGAGCCAAAAGGCAAGATAATAATCGTGCAGACACGTTGGCACGAAGACGATTTAGTGGGGCGACTTTTAAAAACAAGCGACAAGTGGAATTTATTAAAAATGCCAGCCATCGATGACGACGGGAAAGCGTTGTGGGGAGAGAGGTTCAGCGTCGAATACCTTTCGGAGATTAAAAAGCAAATCGGAACGTATTGGTGGAATTGTTTATACCAACAAGAACCTATCTCGGAAACAAANCAAATNTTCAANCCNGANTATTGGCAGTATTACGATAAAGAAATAAGTAGCAACTTTATTATTCAAAGCTGGGATACGGCTTTTAAAACCAGCACGCTAAACGATTACTCTGTTTGCACGACGTGGGCGGTCGAAGATGGCAAATACTACCTATTAGACCTTTACCGTGGTAAAATCGAGTTTCCTGACCTTGTGCGACAAGTAAAAGCGGAATTCGATAAATACAAGCCCCGCATTGTCCTTATCGAAGACGCAGCAAGTGGACAAAGTTTAATCCAGCAACTTCGTCGAGACACAGCACTGCCAATTAAACCTGTAAAGGCAGAAAGCGACAAAATAGTTCGTGCAAATTTAATTTTGCCACTTCTCGAAAACGGACTTGTATATTTGCCATCAAACAGCATTAAGACACGTGATGTCGTTGAAGAATGCGCTTCATTCCCGCTCGGTGCACACGACGATATCGTAGATAGCATTACACAAGCGTTATCATATTTGCAAAACATAAATCCTAACAATAAAGGTATCGGTGTATTTAATTTTAAAAGCAAAAAAAGTAAAATTTTCGGAGCTATAAAATGAAAATTATCGATAATTTTAAAAACCTGCTTTCTAATATGTTTGCCATCGGTGGCGTNAATAAAAAACTCGTGCCGTTAGGAATAATAGCAACAAGGGACACAAATTACTTGGAGACCCTTACAACGACAATGCCAAACCCAGATTTAATTCTACAAAAAAACAATGCTTCGCTCGAAATCTACAACGAACTCCTATATGATGCACATTTATCATCGTGCGTTCAATCACGCAAAAGTGGCACGTTGTCGTTGGAATGGCAAATCGTCAGCAAGAACGAAGATTTAAATAATTTTCTTACAGATATATTAAACAAAATAAATCTCAGGCAAGTTATAAGTGAAATTCTGGACGCTACATTGTTTGGGTTTAAACCATTAGAAATAAACTGGCAATATGTAAATAATTTCGTATTGCCTATCGCTGTAGAAGGCAAACCGCCGTGGTGGTTCGAGTTCGATAAATGGAACACTCTTCGCTTTAAACGTAAGTTCGGGGATAGTGTTG